CACCGGCATCGAAGGCGTTACGTCGAATACCCACGATGAAGGCGACATGATGAATCTTTACGAGGGCAACGTGTGGGGAGGGTCATGGACAGATCACACCCACGGCACGCATTTCCTGCTGACATGGTTCCGGAACGCAATGATCGGCACAAAATACGAGCCTGGAGCAGGGAACATCAACGCTACCTTCCAGTTTGAAGGCAACAACCGATTTATGAACGTGGTTGGAAACGTGTTGGGCGGCTTCTCGGGGATCACCGGCTATGAAGCCAACCTAGAGCCTACTTCAACTTGCGGGTCAACGGTCATTTTCGACCTGGGAGCGGCTGGCTGCAACAGCGGCACGGTCCTGACCACGGATACGAATGTGAAAAGAACGTTGATGCGCTGGGCCAATTGGGATTCGGTTACGAATGCAACGCGATATTGCAGCCCTGGCGATCCTGGATTTTCCAGCGCCCCATGTTCGAGTACGTCAGAGGTGCCAACGGGCATCACTAATTTTCCGAATGCGGACCCTTATCCCAGCGTAGGACATGCGCTGCCTGCGTCGTTCTATCTATCAGCGAAGCCTTCCTGGTGGCCATCGGGGAAACCCTGGCCCGCCATTGGCCCAGATGTTACTGGAGGAAACATCACCAGCGTTGGCGGTCATGCCTACACGAACCCAGCGGCGGACTGCTATCTAACGACAATGGGTGGCCCGACGAATGGTAGTGGTAATCCTCTCAGCAATTTCAACGCGGCGACCTGCTATGCCTCAAATTCGCCGACTGTCGTGGCACCAGCGACAAATCTTTTTGCGAAAGCACAATAAAGGAGAAATGCGATGAAACGAAGTTGGGTAGGAATAATTGGGATTTTCTTTTTGATTCCCGCACTGCTCTTGTTCTGGCCGCGCACGCAACAAGAAGTGCGGGCGCAGACTGTCCAGCATGGCGTCAACGTGACGTGGACGGCAGGCACCCCGACTGCTGGACAGGTCGCTGCTACCGGCTGGAAAGTTGAACGCTCGACCGTCACCGGAGGCCCGTACACGCAAGTCGGCGCAGTGACCGTAACCAACTACCTCGACACGACAGGCACGGCCGGAACGAAGTACTTCTATGTGATCGTAGGCACAGCGCCCGGAGCGATTGATGCCAACCCAAGCCTAGAAGCCAGTGCAACTTTTTTAGCACAAGCAGCGGCGGCGGTGTCTCCGGTTGCAACGGCACAGTAAGTCAATAGGAGGAAAAAGTGTCAACGATTCTGGCGCGAATCGGTTTCGCTTGGAGAGTTCTCATTGGCCGAGTTGATCTCGAAGGGCGATGCACGTTGGAGCATGTGCCCGCGGGCCATGTCGTGATCCAGGCTGATCAGCACGCAGCCCTCGAGAAGGCGGCAGCGGAATTGACCTTCGCACGCGGCTACATTTCGCGGGTAGAAGAGAAGAAGTACGTCGAAGGCGTAAAGGACACATTCGGTCTCACCTAAAATGGGCGTTCCGAAGACCAGCATCATTCCACGGCCAATGTCCCGGGCGGACTATGACGTTTTCATGTCGCCCTTGCCGCCGCTGAAGCCGACGGTCACTGATGGCGAAGCGCGCCGGCTGGATTATCCCGTCGGGTACAACATCTCGTACATGCCGCGGAGCTACGAGGGAATCTCCTTCGAGCAGTTGCGCATGCTGGCTGACACGGACTATCTGACCCGGACGTGCATCGAAACGCGCAAGGACCAGGTGTCGAAGCTGGTCGTTCACTTTGGGCTGAAGAAAGAGGACGTCGACGAGCCCGACTCGAAGGTAAAGAAGCGCAGCAAGAGTGACTCGCGCGTCGATGACGTTCGCAAGTTCTTCGACCGTCCTGACGGCGAACACGATTTCCACGAATGGATGAGGTTGTGGTTTGAGGATCAACTCGTGGCCGATTGCGCCAGTTTACTTGTCGGACGTGACCCAAAGTCGCAGAAGGTGACGCGGTTCGTTCCTACTGACGGCGGCACCATCGGCATCCGCCTCGGGCCGGACGGCACTACACCCAAAGCGCCCTTCACCGCCTATCAACAAATCGTGAAGGGCCAGATCCTCTGCGATCTGAACACGAATCAGTTGGTCTACATGCCGCGCAATCTGCGCACGCATCGCGTCTACGGCATGAGCCCGGTCGAGCAGATCATCTTTATGATCAACCTAGGCTTGCGGCGCGACGTTTCGCGCTTGGCCGAGTACACCTCGGGCACCATTCCCGATGCGATCGCGCAGGTTCCTCCCGACTGGTCCCCGGACCAGATCGAACGGTTCCAGCGGGCGTTCGACGCCGCCCTGGAAGGCAACCTGGCAGCCCGGCGCATGCTCCGGTTCATTCCGTCGCTGGGCGAAAAAGGGCCCGGGCAGATAACTTTCGCCAAGAAGGACATGCTGCTCGACCAATTCGAGGAGTGGCGTGCGCGTATCGTGGCATTCTGCTTCTCGCTGCCGCCTACGGCATTCGTCAAGATGATGAACCGGGCTAGCGGCCAGCAGCAGCAGCGCCAAGCGCTGGAAGAAGGCTTCGAGCCGTCAAAGGTCTGGATCCTCGAGAAGCTGAATTACCTGATCCAGGCTCCGCAATATCTGAACTTCCCTGACATTGAGGCATCCTTCGATGACGATGTTGAAGTTGATCCGCTGGTGCAGGCGCAAGTCGACAAAATCTACATAAGCTGTGGGAAAAGTTCCGTAGACGAACTCCGGATCCGCGACGGCGAGGAGCCGTGGGGCATTGGGCCGTTCATCCTGACTCAAACCGGGCCGATCATGCTGGACGACGTCAAGAGCGGTGACGGGCGCGTGAAACCGGGTGCGCCGAAGCCCATGCTGCCGCCAGCGAACGGAGCAAACGGCGGTGCACCGGGAGCCAAGACACCCCCCGCAAAGCCGCCCCTGAGCGAATCCAGGGCCAAATCCGCGGAGGTTGCGAACAAGTTCGCGGAAGCGCTGGCCAAAGCCGAAAAAAAAAAGATTGTGGTAACGACGGGGAAGCTGCCAGCGCGGGTTGAGAAGCGGATCGGCCGGCTGGCAGGGGTACTAGGACGCTTCCTGAAGAAGCAGGGCAAGGCTATTGCAGCGAAGGTGGCGGACCACTATGCGGAAGTCACCAAGACGGACGAGGACGAAATCGACCGCATCGTGCGCTCGATAGAGCTCGAATGGGACGCGATTGTTACTTCCTCGCAGTCGGCCATCGAGGAAACAGCCCAGGAAGTCGCACGCGATGTGCTGGTGGAAGTGGGTGTGACGGACAAGGCAGTGTTCGACCAGGTGAATCAGGCGGCAGTGGATTTTGCTCGGGACCGTGCCGCGGAGATGGTCGGCATGAAGTGGGACGGCGACACACTGATCGAGAATCCGAATCCGCGGTGGGCCATCACGGACACCACGCGGGACGCTCTGCGAGACACGGTGACACGGGCATTTGAGGACGGACTCGGACCCCAAGCGCTGGAAGATTCGATTGCGGACTCGTTTCAGTTTAGCGAAACGCGCGCGGAGATGATTGCACGGACGGAACTGGCAAAGGCGCAGATTCAGGGTGCGCTGCTGAGTGCAGCGAGTACTGGCATCGAGATGAAGAAGGCCAGCATCCTCGGGTCAATGCACGACGGAGACGACGAGTGTGACGATGCCGCAGACGACGGAGAGATTGATTTGGATGAGACATTTTCCACGGGAGACGACGGGCCACCTTACCATCCGAACTGCTGTTTACCAGGAACGCTTGTAGCGGCCTGTGACCGAGTCACGAAGCAGTTTCGCCGCAGGTTTCATGGGGAAGTGGCTGTCATTCGCGTCGCCAGCGGCGAGGAGCTTTCCATAACCAAAAATCACCCAGTTCTGACGGACCAAGGATGGGTCAATGCGGGTTGCCTCAAGAAGGGCGTGTACCTGGCTTATGCCGGTGAGCAGGTTCGCATGCTTATGTCGGTTAGCCCAAATCATAACTTGATGCCAGCCCTTGCGGAGGATGTATTTAGTGCGGCTTTGAAAGCGGGCGGCCTGGCGACCTGTTCCATGCCAGTCACCGCCGAAGATTTCCACGGCGACGGAACCGCCGACACCGAAGTCGAGATTGTACTTGCCGAGGGCACGCTGGAAAACAAAGGGCAGTTCCATCCGACTCAACATATCAGCGAAAACAGCCTCGGCTTCGCTCATGGGCGGGGGATGGCCTTCCCTAGTGTTCGCTCTTTTGTAGAGTTCTCTGAGCGAAGCCTTCCTCCCGCGAGCAGCATCGTTAGCGAAGGCAGCAATAAACTTTCTCTTGCCGGGAGACATGAGTCTGTAGGCTGCTGTTTGGCAGATTCCGATCTCCCTGATGGGCAGACCGAGGTCGTGGAATCGATTGCGAATAGTGCTGCTGTGCGCTCCGACCATCCGACCGAGATCAACCGTAGACTTTCCGGCCACATAGAGTTTGTAGAAATAACGGATGTCGGCGTCGCTGAATTTGACGGGCATGTGTACAACCTCCAGACTGACAGCTCATATTACCTTGCAAACGGCCTAATTGTACACAACTGCGTGTGCGATTTGGTGATCACTTACGCGGCAGAAGCTGAATGAGACAGCATCTCTGGATAAATGCTTGGAACTGGTTGCTTCCTTGGGGTCTGAGAGTGCGCTTGTACTACTGGATTTTCCCGAGGTTGGGGCGCAAGCAAGAAATGCTTGGAAGGCACTCTTTCTGGCATGACTGGTTTCATTTGATAGACCAATGATGACGGTCGAACAGTTGGCGGGTCGCATTCACGCCATCGTGCATGAAGTGTGCGGCACGGTCGAAACCTGTGACGCGCATCCCGGGGAAGTGACCGATCTGGAAGCCGAGGAAATCATGCGGCGCGTGGGAAAGATTTTGACGGGCGAGGCGCGCAAGAACTTCAAACCTGCGGAAGTTATCGAGAAGCCGATTGTCACAGGGAGTTCGGCGGGAGTCAGAACTGTGACACGCAGGCGTGGTGGAATCAGCGTCAAATAAAACCATGCCCTATTCATCGATCAGCGAAGTTCCCTACTACGTTCCGCAGGAGAAGCGAAAGCAATGGCTGGATGTGTGGAACAGCGAGTACGAGAAGCATGGGGACGAGAGCAGGGCATTTGCCTCAGCGAACTCTGTAACAGGGACCAAATCGAAGGAGAAATTTATGCGCATCGAATTTCGCAAGTTTATCCCACTGGTCAAGGTGGACCTGGAAAAGCGCGAGATCCACGGCATCATGGCCGAAGAGGTCGAAGACAAGGCCGGCGAAACATTCGACTACTTGACCTCGAAGCCCTACATCCGCAAATGGAGCGAAGGGATCGAAAAGGCCAGTGACGGCAAGAGCCTGGGCAACGTGCGCGTAATGCACGGCTCCGTGGCTGCAGGCAAAGTCGTCGCGTTGGAGTTCGACGATGTAAACAAAAAGATTCCTGTTGTCGTTAAGGTCGTGGACGACAACGAATGGGCAAAAGTCCAAGAGGGCGTCTATACGGGATTCTCTCTGGGCGGCCGTTACGTCCGCAAGTGGACGGACGGAGACACGACCCGTTACACCGCATCGACTGCCGAACTGTCCATTGTGGACAATCCCTGCATGTATGGCGCGACGTTCACCGCCATCAAAGCCGACGGCAGCGAAGAGATGCGGAAGTTCGTCGGGATGAAGAAGGCAGCGAAAACAAAGACCGTGAGCGGCGAAGAACTGCACGCCTCGGACTTCGCGCACGTTGGCGACCCGGAAGATACCTCGACCTGGAAGCTACCCATCCACGACGCATCGCACGTTCGCAACGCGCTCGCGCGGTTCAATCAGACGCAGGGAATGAGCGAGGAAGAGAAGAAAGCGGCGAAGGCGAAGATTGACGCGAAAGCGAAGTCGTTCGGCGTCGAGGTGTCGAGCGAAAAGGTTGCAAAGTCTTTGTGGGATGTTGGCCGCATGGCCGACCTCCTGCAAACCATCTACTCCGTCCAGACCTGCCTTGAATCCGAGGCGGAATGCGAAGGCGATGGTTCGGATATTCCTGCGCGCCTGAAGGAGTGGCTGACAGAAGGCGTGTCGATTCTGACAGACCTCGCGGAGGAAGAAGGCCAGGAACTAATTTCAAAGAAAGAAGGAGACGAGTCTATGACACCGGAACAAACGGCGTTGCTCGAAAAGGCCACTGGCCTGATTGACCGCGTCGATAAGTTGGAAAAGATGAGTGCGGAGCACAAGGCGCACCTCGGAGCGGTTCTTGAGCATCACGCTTCGATGGGCAAGCACCTTGCGGCAATGCACGATGGCGGGGACGGCAAGGACGGCGCCGGGAAGGTAGCGAAGGACGCTGCGGCCGCATCTGCTGCGGCAGCCGCTGCCACTCCGACACCCAACGCCGAAGTTGAAGCGTTGAAGACCGAAGTCGCCGACCTCACCAAGAACTTCAAGGAGTTTTTGGAGGAACTCGGAAAGAGCATCCCCAAGAAGTCCGACCTGCCCGCGGGCGCGGTGGCGAAGTCTGCCGCTGGCACTGCCGAAAAGGGTAAGGAAGGTGCCGCTGCGGAGGAAGCTCCCCGCGAAGTCATCACCTCTGGCGGAAACAAGGTGGATCTGGCGAAGTTCGGCCGGGACACCCTTGCGAAGCCGCTGTACGTCAACCCCACGATCGCGCGGTAGGCAGCAGAGCCAAATCGAGTTTCAAGCACGCCGAACCAACGCCTACGGGCGTCAGGACGGCGTTTTTTGTTGCACAAATCTCGGCTTCCCGGTTAGGCGCTGACCGCTGAAGCCACGGAGGAAAAGAGTTTATGAACGCTGAATTGTCTGCTTTGACCCAGCGCACACTCGCACTCTTCAAGGATGCGACGACCGCCGGGATCGCACAAAACACCGGGTTGGTTTACTACGACCTGGAATCTCAAGCCAAGCGCCTCTATCCGGTGCTGACACCCCTGCGGAACCAAACCGCTCGCGTGAACAAGCCTTCCGGGTACGGCACGGCGGCACACTGGAAGGCCATCACCGGCATCAACACCGGCTCTCCCGCGACCTATGTTGGAGTGCAGGAAGGGAAGCGCGGCATGGTCATGTCCTTGACGGAAAAGGACTACACCGCAACCTACAAGGGCATCGGGATTGAAAACCAGGTGACCTTTGAAGGGCAGTATGCCGGCGAAGGTTTCGACGACATGCGCGCGCTCGCGCAAATCACCACGCTCGAAGCATTGATGCTCGGCGAGGAACAGATGTTGCTCTCTGGCAACTCTGGCACGGCGCTTGCCCAAGTCACGTTCCTTGGAACGCCGGGCGTTGCGGCTGGCTCTGACGGTTCGTTCGGCGCCGTCCCGGTCTATTGCTTCTGCGTGGCATTGACCCCGCTTGGCGTGGCCCTGTGTGGCGGCGCGAACGGCTTCACCACCGCCGCAATCGCTGCCGGCAATTCGCCCAACCCTTCGTTCTCGCAGACTTCTGCGGGACCGTACAGCAACTCCCAGACCGTCAATGGCGGCGTCGGACAAATCTCCGCGCAGGCCACCGTCACCCCCGGCGCAACCCAGCACATCACCTGGTCGGTCAACCCCGTTCAGGGCGCGGCTGGCTATGCCTGGTACATCGGCACAACCACCGGCGCGGCCAACTGCTCGCTTGTCGGCATCACCGACATCCCCATCATCGTGACGCCTTCACTCGGCACTGCCGGCAACCAGAAGGCCAACGCGACTGGCCTGTCCGCGGACCACTCCACGAACGCCACGTCGTTCGATGGATTCACCACGCAACTGATCAACGGCGGCGGCTATTACCAATCGCTCGCCGGCGCGAAGTTCACCACCGACACTCACGGCGGCATCATCGAAATCGACGCGATGTTCAAGTCCTTCTGGGACAACTACCGCTTGTGGGTTGACGAGTTGTGGGTCGGCTCGAAGCTGGCGAACGAGATTACCCAGATCGTTCTCAGCGGCACCTCGAACCCGGTCTACAACATCATTATGCCGAACAACAATGACGGGCAGGGAACCGTGACTGCTGGCGCGTTGGTCACCTCCTACCTGAACAAGTTCAGCATGGAAGGCGCGAAGCAGACGCCGATTCGCCTGCATCCGAATATGCCTTCCGGGTGGCTCTTCGCCAACCTGAAGCACGTTCCCTACCCGAACGCGAACATCCCCGGTGTGGCGCGGGTCGTCACCCGGCAGGAGTACTACTCGAAGGAATGGCCCGTGATCCAGCGGACTTATGAGTACGGTGTCTATGCCGACGAAGTCCTGCAGCTCTACGTGCCATTTGGGCTCGGGCTGATTCAGGACGTAGCCTAAAACGAAATCGCCGGCGGTTCATGACTTTACCGGCGTAGAGGCTGCAAGCGCCGCAGTCTTCGGGATTGTGGGGAGGGGCCCGACTCCTCCCCACTTTTCTGCAGGAGAACACGATGCCGCAAGCGGACCCCACGGACCTTGTCGATCTTTCGGACTTGAAGGATTGGATCAGCATTCCTTCAACTAACAACACCGACGACACGCTACTTTCGCGCCTGATCACTGCTGTCTCCAATCAAATCTACAGCCGTCTGTCGCGCCCGGCTTTGGGCTTCACGGTTTCTTCCTCATTCGTGGAAACCCGCGACGGTTCTGGAACGCCTTCGATGATCACGCGCAACTTCCCAATCACGGCGGTTTCCGACCTGACCATCGACGCGATCGACATCCCATTTTCCCCTGACGGTGTGCAGCCGGGCTACGTCTTCGACAACTATACCGTCGCGCTTGTGGGTGGCGGCTACTACTCCTGGCAACGCAACGACATCGGCTCGATGTCACCTTACGGCATCTTTCGTGCCGGAAAGCAGAACGTCAACATTTCCTATACCGCGGGTTACGCCCAGGTTCCCGGCGACCTCGAGCAATACGCGCTCGAAATCTGCGCGCTGAAGTACATGAACAGGAAGCGCATCGGAATCAAATCCAACAGTTCGAAGGCAGGCGAATCGGCGACTTTCAGCAACATGGAAGAGGCCGAGGCTATTATGAAGGAAATCGAGAACCGCTACCGCATCGTCGTCACGGTCATGCAATGATCACCATTTCATTCAACGGGACCGACAAAATCCTGATCGACAAATTTGTGCGCATGGGCGACAAGCTGGTGGGCGATGTGGCCGTAGCAATGCGCAGGGAAATGTACGATCTGATGGCTTACATCAAATCGACCAAACTGTCAGGCCGGCCTGGACTTCGGCACCTCACGGGAAATCTAAAGCATTCGATGTTCCCTTCCACCTACCAGGAATCACGCGCGTCGGTGGTCGGCAAGGTGGCTGTGGGGCGAGAAGCGCCTTACGCTAGATACCAGGAAGAAGGCCGAACAATTCCTCCGTTCGACGCGAAAAACAAAAAAGCTCTATCCAACATCAATTCCTTCGGCGCGCGTCATGGAGACGCTATCTGGGGACCGTATCGCAGGAAAAAGAACGTAACGATACTTCCCGCACGTCCTTTCATGCACACGTCGCTGCAAGAGCGCCGCATGGTTATCATGGCCGGGCTACGAAATGCCGTGAACAAGAGCGTCATTGGATGAGAGCTGCACGCGAAGCGATTTACATGGCGTTTTACAACCAGATTTCGCAAGCTGTCGGCTTCAACACAATCAGTCGCACGCCAATCCCCGAGGCCAAGTTGGCAACCGCGCGCATGCCGGTGCTGGAAGTTCTCGACGAACTGGAGACGCCGTTATTCAAAGGTTTAGGCATTCCGCTTTATTGGACGCTCCAGATCACGGCGCAGGTGTACGTCGATACGGGCGACACCTCGATTCCAGGCTACGCGGTGATCAACGCCATGCTCGATGCGATTGATGTGGCGCTGCGTCCCGACCCGGCCACGGGAAGGTTGGCGCTCAGGGACGCGAACGGAAACGAAATCGCCGTGGATTGCAGGTTCTCAGGTTCAGGCGCAAAAGACCCAGGGTATCAGACCGGAATCGGTGTGGCAGGCATTCGCATCGACATCATCACCACAAGTTAAAGGGAGGGATTTTCTATGTATCTGTTCAACAGTGGCGTATTGGTTTGCACGCCGAACGCTGGAAACCTGTCAGCATTACCGACGCCGCTGGCGCTCGGTGTTCTGCAGGAGGGCAGCATCGACGTGAGTTTTGAAGTGAAGGAGCTGTACGGCCAGGCGCAATTTCCCGTGGATGTGGCAACGGGAAAGGGCAAAGTCACCGGCAAGGCGAAGTTCGCTTCCATCACCGGCAAGACCTTGACCGACATCATCTTCGGGCAAAGCACGGCTGTCGGCTACAACTCGCCGGTCTACAACGAAGGACCGACAAGCATCCCAGCCACGCCGTTCACGATCACGGTCACCAACGCGACGAACTATATCGCTGATCTGGGTGTGATCAACGCGGCAACGGGCGTTCCCTTCGTTTGCATCAGCACTGTCGGCGGCGGCACTCCAACCGCAGGACAGTACAGCGTGAGCCTCACCGGAGCGAACAAAGGGAAGTATATCTTCTCCTCGGCGGACAACGTGTCAGGAATCAAGGTTCTGATTTCCTACATTTACTCCGTTGCAGCTTCCGGGCTTTCCATCACGATTGCCAATCAGCTCATGGGCTATGGCCCGATTTTCGAGGCCGACCTGTTCATCCAGTACGAAGCGCAGGTGGCCTTGACGCGCTGGTTTGCGTGCCGCATGACGAAGTGGAGCTTCCCGGCGAAGCAGGGCGATTACTTGATTCAGGATGTCGAGTTCGCCATGTTCGCCAATGCCGCGGGCAATCTCGCGGAATTGGACTTCAGCCAGTAATTTTTCCCACGCGGTCACCCCAAGGAGGGAGAGCGTCTCGCCCCTGCGCTCTCCCTTTTTTATTTCGCAGTAGAAAGGAATCTTCATGGCGCTGGAAGAACGCAAGACTGTCGAACTGAGTGGCAGGGACTTTATACTGACCCCGCTGAACCTGCTCGACATGCAATTGCTCGAAAAGATTGGTGTGGACGCGCAGGCCGGAACCATTACGGCACGCGACTCCATCGTTCAAACCGCAGAAATTATCTTCCGCTCGGCTAAAGTCGCCGAACCTTCCCTCGAATCTGACGACGTAAAACGCTGCCTCACGCTTCGTAACTTCCCGCGAGCGATGAAGGCATTGCTGCAAGTGTCCGGCCTGGTGGCCGATGACGTGCCGGAAGAACAAAAAAAAACCGAAAGCCCGGATTCGGGATTGATTGGGACGACCTCTACGGCTCAGTCATCACAGCTACCGGATGGCACTTTAGAGACGTTGACGCGTTGACATGGAAGCAGGTCACGCTCCTGATGAAGTATTGGTCCAACAATCCGCCAACGCACATCACTTCCGCTGCTCTAGCGGGCGTCTACCGCAAAGAACGTCTCACGCATGGCGGCGGTGAACCCGCTTCAACTCTAATGTCGATGTCTGGCGTCTCGATAAAGCGAAAGAACAATGGCTGACAACATCCTCGAAATTCAGGCGCGCGCTGATTTCAGCGCTCTCTTCGGCGAAAGCCAAGCTGCGGCCGCCTCGGTAGAAGACTCTTCCAAGCGCATCAAGACCGCGATGGAGAGTGCGGGTGAGGCCCCGAAGAAGATCGAGTATTCTTTGATGGAAGCGCGGCATGCCGCGAGCGGCTTTGGCGAGGAAATTGGAATCAGGATTCCTCGGGTATTGGGTTCGTTTTTGGCGCAATCCTCCACCATTGGTCCCATCCTCGCTTCAGCTTTCTCGGTGGTAGCTATCGGCATGTTCATTCAGGTTCTTGCGCAAGTTCCCGAAGCGATCGACAAAATCATCGCCAAGTTCACGGGATGGGACGATGCGGCGCGCAAAACCTACAACGACATCATCAGCGACAACAACCGTCTGCTGATGAAGAACGTCGAATTGGCGGACAAACAAGAGGCGCTGAATCTCATCGGCATTACCGGGTCACAGAAGTATGCGCGCGAAATCCTGAATGTCGTTGATTCGCAGGAACGCTGGGGCAAATTGGGTGAAGTGCTTGCCCAGAAAGCCGCCGATCTAAACAGACAACTAGAGGCAATAAAGAACAACGCGGCGGCAACCGTTCGCGGCCCAGCGTTTCTCTATAACTGGATAACAGGAATGGACAAGGACGCTAAAGCCTTAGAGGAGCAATTGAAGGCCGTCACCAAAGCTCAGGAGGAAGTTGCGGAAAAAGGAGCAGAAAAAGGGCAGCAGGTCCCCGGGCTCCGTAAGGAAGAACAAATCGCAGTCATTCACGAAACTATGGAGGCGGCCAAGGAAGCGGCCCGATTGCAGCGTGAACAGACTCTTGCGGCATTGAATGATGATGAAAGGGCCGCAAAAGAACGAACACGCGTCGCCACGGAAGAAGCCAAGGAGAACGAGGCCGCGAACAAGAGCATGGACGCGGAGGAAAAGAAGGGCGCCGAGGAACTCGCCGCACTGAAGATCAGGCTCATGCGCCAGATCACCGAAGAGAATAACCGCGAAGTGCGCGAGCAGGAACGCATCACGAAGGAACTCGAACGCCCGTGGGATCAGCTATCTAAGAATATCCAGCGCACCATGACGCATACGACGATGGGATTGATTGAAGGGACGATGACCGTCCAAAAAGCCTTCATCAAATTGGGTGACGGCATCCTGCAAATCATGGTGAACGCGCTGGCGAAGGTCCTGGCGCAGCACATCGCGCACGCCATCATGGTGAATGTGGTTGAGAAAAGCCAGTTGGCGCAGTCGATTGCCGCGTATCTGGGCTACTACAGCACGAAACTTGCAGCGTCAAAGACGGCTGCGGTGGCGCAAGGTACCACGGATGCAGGCCTCGCGGGAGCTGCGGGCTATGCCTCGGTGATCGAGGCGCTTCCATTCCCGGTCAATATTATGACCGCGCCAGGAGTCGCGGCGGAAGTCATTGCGACAACTATGGGCCTGCAATCCTTCGCCGCCGGGACCGATTACGTTCCGAGGACGGGACTGGCACTCGTTCACGAAGGCGAAAAAATCACCCCTGCAGGTCAGACTGATGGCGGCGCGATGCATCTACACATTCATGCCGTGGATGCGAGAGGACTTGATGCTTGGTTCGACCAAAATCAGGACAGGCTGACGCGGACGCTGCAGCGGGGCATGCGCAAGCGAAATGCTTTCTGATTACTGGTTGACTCCAATGTAGTGGGCCAACATAAAGAGAAGGCCAAAGACGGTGATAGAGGCGATCACGGTGAAAAAAATCATCATTGCGCGCATGGATTGGATCGCCTTGCGAATGTCTACGAGAACAGCGTGATCAGTTTCAGTCTCAGCAATCTTTATGGTTTCGGTTGTTGCTTCCAGAGGACACATAGCGCCGACCTCCGGTCGGATAGTACGCCGGGCATCTAGCATGTGCAACATCATTTTACCGCGCAGTCCTGGCTGGGACGGGAAGAGTATTGCCACATTGACCTCCTGGCAGCAGATAGTACCACTAAACGTCTAACATGAGTTACGCTATCTTCCCCACGTTCACCGCGACAAATGGCGGCCCGGCGTGGCCTGTCAAAAAGACGCCATCATTCCGCACCATCGTTCAGATTCCCGCCAACAATCGCGGCGAGAATCGCATCTCGCTGACTCCGTATCCAATTTGGAAGTTTGAACTAGTTTTCGACATTCTCAAGGGCGACTACGCGACAGCTTCTTCCGCGCTGCAAACGCTCGCCGGATTCATGGGCAGCGTGCAGGGCAGCTACCAGAACTGGCTGTACAGCGATCCCTACGACAACGCTGTGACCGCGATGAACTTCGGCACCGGCGACGGCGCAACGAAAACGTTTCAACTCACGCGCACCATTGGCGGCATGGTGGACCTGATTCAAAACTTGAACGGTACGCCGACGATCTATGTGAGCGGCAGTCCGGTAACGCCAGCCTCAATCTCGCCGACTGGTCTGGTCACCTTCACGAGCGCACCGGCAAACGCTGCGCCGATCACCTGGACGGGCTCGTTCTATTTCCTGTGCAGATTCGAGGAAGACGAATGGGCTGACCTTGAAGAATTTCTATATCAGCGGTGGCAACTGACCTCGCTGAAGTTCCGTTCGGTTTTACTGTGAAAAACCTCGGCTCAACTCTCCTCACGTTCCTGCAGACCAATAACATCTTCGGCAGAGCTGACCTCTTCGCCATCACCCTTGTAAACGGTCAAGTCCTCCGCACCACCAGTAGCCAGGCTGACATCACCTACGGCGGCAACATTTTCTATTCATCGCTCTACGGTGCCTGGCAGCGCGGCGTGCTGAAGATGGAAGCCTCATTCAGCCTCACCGCCAACGACATGCCGCTGACGGCGATGCTTCCAGCTTCGATTCTTTTCCCTGGTACGAGCATTCCGATGATGCAGTGTTTGACCGCCGGGCTATTCGATGGCGCAGCGGTGACGGTCTATACGGCGTACTGGGCACCAGGCGAAGCACCGAACACAACTCGCGGCGTGGAAACAAAATTTGTCGGACAGATCCTCGACTTCAAGCAGACCGGGCGCTCCATCGTGGAGTTCACTGTGGCGGACCTGCTCTATCTACTGAACCTGAAAACGCCGCCGAAACTCATCCAGGCTTCCTGCCGCCACACGCTCTATGACGCGAACTGCACGCTACTGGCCTCCGCCTTCGGCGTGTCGCGCACCGTGGCCGCGGGTTCGACCACGCAGACCATCAATCTCAGCTCTGCGGTGACCGCGGCTGTCTACGCCCAGGGATTCATCACTTTCACGTCGGGCGCCAACGCTGGAATCACTATGAGCATCAAGTCACAGCCTTCGACCACGCAGATTGTGCTGGCTGGATTCACGCCGCTGGCATTGGCCGTTGGCGACGGCTTCACGATGTACCAGGGCTGCAACAAGACGCAGGCGCGCTGCAGCCAACTCGGAAATTTACTCAACAATGGGTCAGAGCCTTATGTACCCAATCCAGAGGTAGCGGTATGACGGAAGACGAGTCCCGCGCACGCATTGTGGAAGTCGCAAAGAGTTGGTTGAACACTCCGTTCCATGACTGCGCGGGCATCAAGGGTGTCGGCGTGGATTGCGCCTATTTGCCAGTCTGCGTGCTGAACGAATCCGGCTTGAAGTTGATCCCAAAACCCCCGGAATACGCTCCGCAGATGATGCTGCACAGCGATGAGGAACTTTACCTCCAGTTGATTTTGCGGTACATGCGGGAGATCACGGAAGCAGAAGTAAAGCCGGGAGACTTTGTGCTGTATCGCGTTGGGCGCACTTTCAGCCACGGCGCCATCGTTGCCGAGTGGCCAAACTTTGTGATTCATCCGGTGCGCGACCGCGGCGTGATCGGTTCACACGGCACCGAAGAGGGATTTTTGCGGCGCAGGCCGCGGCGGTACTTCAGTCTTTTCTAAAATGGGTTTCGGCCAACCACAGCAAATCATTCAGAAGTATCATGCGATCCGCACCAACGCTGCCATCCTCGGCATCCCCATCCCCATCTTGTTCGGACAGAACCGCCTTACTGGAAAGCTGATCTGGTACGGCGATTTCACCGCGAACAAAGCGAAGCAGCAGGGCGGCAAAGGGCTTGGCAAAGGCGGCAGCCAGTACGTCTACACCGCTTCGATCATGGCGGCGCTCTGTCATGGGCCTCTGAGTGCCCTCCTAAGTGTGTGGGACAATACCGGGCGCTTTGTCGTCCAGGGCGTCACGGAATCCTACACCGTGGGCTCGCCTTACACGTATACGCCCACCTACGCCGCTGCATTTGCGGCTGACCAGGGAGTCGCGGCAGTCACAGCCTACAGCTATTCAGGGATCAACGATTATGGCTCGCCCGGAGCGATCACGCTGGCTGGCAACACGCCAGTCGGCATGACGGCCACCACGGGCACGCCCAGCGCAGGGCAGTACAAAGTCAACCCCGCCACGGGTGTTTACACCTTTGCGAGCGCCGACGCAGGCAAGAACGTCCAGATTTCGTATGGCTTTTACCGCTACATTCTCGCAACGGAAGAACTTTCCATTGTGCCCTTTTCCGGTCCCTACACCGTCACGGTGCAGAACTCGGCTACCTTCAACAGCGACCTTGGCGTGAAGTATTACCCCGGAGGGAATGGATTTGTCAAAATCTCCAGCGGCACGCCCACGGTCGGACAGTACAAAGTCAGTGCTGGCGTCTATACCTTTGCGGCAGCCGATACAGGGCAGGGAATTGTCATCAATTACCAATATGCTGACCCAAACACGGACAACAACGCGCCCAGTTCGATCAATCTGACGCTCATCGGCGGTGGGCAAGGTCAGTCGCCGTGGTCCTACCTGACCTCGAAGCATCCATCACAAGCGCTGGGATACACGCAACTGGCGATGATCGCATCGTCCCAGCTCTATCTTGGCTATTCGCCGGAACTTCCCAACTACAACTATGAGGTCGCTGGGGCCTATCAAGTCGGCGGCGGCATCCTCGACGCGAATCCCGCCGACTGCATCACGGCGATTCTTTCTGATCCTGGCTACGGCATCGGATTTCCACTCGCCAGCATCGGCGATCTCACGCTCGCGCGAAAATGCTGGACCGCCAATTCGTTCTTTATTTCCCCGGTTCTGGAAAACCAGCAATCCACCGCCAGCGTAATCGGCGAATGGCTGGAAGCGGGCATGGTCGGGGCCTACTGGTCCGAAGGGCTGCTCAAGTTTGTTCCTTACTGCGATACCTCGGCGGTGGGGAACGGCGTGCTCTATCAGCCTTCAACAACACCAGTGGCCGGTCTCACTGATAGCGATTTCCTGGTAGACGATAAGGGCGAAGACCCCGTGAAGGTCACGCGAACGCCTTACATGGACGCTTACAACCGCGTGCCGGTATCTTATTCGGCGCGGGTGAACGATTATAACCCCGAAGTGGTCTATGAACAGGACGATGCCTCGATTCAGCGCTACGGTTTGCGGAGCGAAGATTCGCAATCCTGGGACTTCATCACGACTTTGCTGGCTGCGCAATACGCGGCTTCCATGCGGCTGCAGCGCAACGTCTACATCCGCAACACCTACGAGTTCCGCCTTCCTTCTTCCTTCGCGTTCCTCGAACCGATGGATGTCGTCACAATCAACGATTCGATACTGGGCCTAAACGCCGCGCCAGTGCGCATCCAAAAGATTGAAGACGACCCGGAAAAGGGTTTGTCCATCGTGGCGGAAGACTTCATCTGGGGCGCGGCTGCGCCGGCTTACAACCCCAAGGACACGAACAATCCGCCACCGCCTCTGCCTGGACAGGAAGATCCCGGCAACACGAGTGCGGTAATCTTCGAGGCTCCCTCGCGCCTAGGTCTGCAGCAAGGCAATATGCTGTTCGGCTTCGTGAACGGCTCCAACGAAAACTGGGGCGGCTGCCACGTCTGGGTGTCATTCGACGGCACTAATTACCAGCTTCAGGAGACGGTGAACTTCCCGGCGCGCATGGGCACGCTGGTTGCGAATCTGGCCAGTTACGGCGGCGCGAACCCTGACACGGGACATACACTCGGCGTGGCCATGACCGACAACACGCCGCTCTCCAGCACATCGCCGACCGGCGCGGCATCCAACGTCACGCTCTCAGCTATTGTTAGCGCCGGTCCAGTTCTCGAACTTCTGAGTTACCAGACAGCAACCCTTGTCGCTGACCAGCAGTACAACCTGACCACGCTCTACCGCGGTATCTACGGCACCACACCTGGTGCGCACGTCACCGGCGACCTGTTCGCGCGACTGGACGAAGCATCGTTCACGTTCCAGTTCGATCCGACCTACGTCGGAAAGACCATCTGGTACAAATTCACTTCGTTCAACCTGCTGGGCCAGAACGAACAGTTGCTCTCCAATGTGACGGCTTATTCCTTCACCCTGGCGGGCACGGTGGGCTCAATCGCACTCGACACCGGCGCACTGAACATCATGGCGCCGGGCTACGCTAGCTACCAGCCGCTGACGAATCCGCTGACGGCAACGGATGCCGGCTCGAATGCGACGATCAGCATTGCGGCCTTCACGATGCAGCTCACGGGCCATGCAAATATCAGCCTGAACTCAGGCTCCATCACGGCCCTTGCTTACAACACGTTGTACTGGGTCTATTACGACGATCCGAACTTGACCGGCGGCTCAGTGACATACCAAGCGACGACGACGAAGGCCACGGCGCACACCGGCGTCGGGCGCTTCTTCGTCGGTTCGATTGTGACCCCGCCATCGGGTGGGGCGCCGACGACTGGCAACGGAGACGGAGGAGTCGGAAGCGCTGGCGGGACAGTTACGGGCGGACCTGGCACACAGGTCTACACGACCGCGGGCACGTCGCCGCCGACCTGGACGAATCAGACCAACACGCTTGACGGCAACGTCAACACGTTCGGCGTGCTCACGGGAACAGGAACCTCGCAGATCAAGTCCGGCACCTACGTCCTCAGCAATTTCAGCACTCCGAGCGATCCGACCTACAGCAGCCTGCAGTTGAACGTGAAGATTGCCGTGCCGACGAACACGCTCAACGGTGGCACCAGCCATATTACGATTTCCTATTCGTTAGACGCCGGGATCACTTTCACGCAGTTGCGGCAGATTACCAGCGGCAACACGCTTGCCACTACGATCGACACGGTAACGCTTGCGAAAACGCAGAACTGCGCTGCGATTCAGATACAAGTTCTGCACTCGCAACTGGCCAATGACACGAGCGGCTCCGCGGTACTGGACTTCTTCGAGGCTTGGGTCTCGGGGGTGAAATGAGGCGGACATGAAGACGCTTGGAACGATGACGCAGGCTGGTCAGAGCGTGACCGTGACCGCATCCCAGCGGGATGACGGATCAATTCTGCTTGTAGCGAGCTGCGGCCAAACGACGCGCGAGCACGTCTTCAATCCCGCACCGAGTCTGGACTATACCGAGGACCAGTTTTTGAGCGACATTGACGCCGCGAAGCAAGCTATTTCCGATGAGGCCGCAGCCTACGAGAGCCAGCGGCTTATGCAGGAAAAATTCTTTTCGGACCAAACAACGCCGTGAAGAAACCCCACTACATCGTCGCAGTCATTCTGTTTTGTCTGATACCCTTTATTTTCCTTTACGCGCAACAGGTCAAAATAAACTCAGAGCAAACACAGTTCGCGCTCGATAGCCAACGGCTCAGGGCGATTGAGGAGAGACTGGACAAACTGGAAATCCGGCACGAGCTTCATTTCGACAAAGAGCAAGGGCAATACGATCTCATCACGAATCGTTTGACGGCGCTGGAACTAACGGTGGCTCATCACGAGCAGCTTCTGTGGGTCTTCATCGGCATGGTGCTGCTGATCATCACCGAGAAAATTTTAAGCATGGCGTTTCGCAAGAGCAATGCAGTAGAAAAACTCATTGGACGCAATTAGCCTCACGCGGTTGCAGACCGTTCACCCGGAACTGCAGCGCCGCATCCTGCAACTCGATCAGCTTCTCACCGCGTCTTCGCCCGCAATCCATCTCCGCGTCACGCAGGCATTGCGTACATGGCCGGAACAAGCGGCACTCTATGCCCAAGGCCGCACGGCGCCGGGACCGATCATCACGAACGCGAAGCCCGGAACTTCCATGCACAACTACGGACTCGCCGTGGATTGCTGCCCGGACCTGCCCGGCCTTCCGACGTGGCAGCCGGATTGGTCCACGACGGACGAACGGTGGAAGCAATTTCTTGTGCAAGCGCTGACCTTCGGACTTGCCGAGGGCGCGACTTGGCGGACATTTGCCGATGCCCCGCACCTTTACCTGCAGGAATTGCCCGCAGACCCCGACGACAACCTGTTGCAGCTTTTGACGGACGGCGGCATTCAAGCCGTCTGGGATTGGGTCAATCAGACGTATGGATTCTCATCTTAACTAAGGAGGAAGTGGCAATGACCGTTTTCATGCATTTGCTTTATCAGTTCCTGCTCCTCATTGGTCAGGCAGTCAACCTGTTCGGTGGGATCGTTCCCGCGAAATATCAGCCCCTGGTGGCGTTCGTTCTTGGCTTTTCCCAGTTGGGCCTTGCGCTTTACAACCACTATTACAATCCCGACGGCACGTCGGCCAAGGTGGCCTACATCGCCAAAGTGGTCATCCTTTGCCTGCTCATTTCCGGCGTAGCAATGGCGCAGACTACCCCACCGGCACAGATCGTCTCTCAACCGTGGTCTTTGAACACGAATGTTCTGTCGCTGCCTGGCAACCATCAAACCATCGCGGCCAGTGACAGCGGCTTGGCGTTCACGCCGACGCCGAGCCTCGATCTTTACGATCGCAATCTGATCAGCACGGACGGGGTGCTGAAGGTCTTCTCTGGCGGGGTGAATTATCGGCTGGCGTGGTTAAACAAGAAGATCGACAACATCAGTCCTAACGTGAATTTCCTGCGTGTTCAACTTTTTGTCACTGCTGGCGCCGGCATTGATCAGGTAAGCCTTGCAGGAGTCACCAAAAACCACTACGCCTTCACGGCCGGTGGCGGCGCAAACTACATGCTTAATACGAGCGGTTCGTGGACGCTTGGCGGCAGCGTCGAGTGGGCCAAGTTTCCTGGCTATCAAAACAACGGCTTGATCGTTAAGTTCGGGCCGACGTTTCACTTCTAGCATGGGCGGACTCGTCAGCGGCGCGATCAGCGGCATTGGCGGGCTGATCCTGTCCAAGATCGAGCATGGAGAGATTCAGAACTGGGTGCGCCTGCTTCTCTCCGTGTTCTTTTC